GTAATGATTGCCAAACTCGTAGGAGAAGGTAAGGACTGGGACGAAGCCGAGTTCTGGGACATCTACGACACCTTTGCAGAATCACTCTACACCCCAATCGAATATAAACTGAGCAACGTCGATGGCAAAATCTAATCGCATAGAAGAGTTGTACGATTGGCTGAAGGTCAACAAAATCCAGTATTCTGTGGTGGATTCCGATGTGATTGACATACCGGAATTTGGCAAGGCATACTTCCAAGACACCCAACGCTCTTCCTACAATTCAATCTTTCGCAAGGATCAAGATGGCAACCTAATCTTCAACAGTCTGGTTCGCCCTGAAGAATTACTGAATGACGGTATTGAATATATCGTGTTCAAGTTTGGTGACAATTTCTATTATCACAATGTAAAACGAGAGTTCAAACTCAACATACTCAAATATGTAGGCCATAGAGTACCCCTTCAGCATAATATCGAGTTTGTCAATTTGGGAGTGCATACACCATTTGAACTTTTGAACGGCAGTTTCATGCCGGATGAATGGGTGCGTAAGGCCAAATATCTTGGACACTCGGCACTTGGGGTGTGTGATTACAACACTATGGCAGCCTGTTTCAGTTTCCAAAAAGAGTGCGATGCAGCGGGAATTAAACCGATTTTTGGCTATTCTCTTCTTGTAGAAGCTGAGGACGTGAAGTTTGGGGCCAAGGTATATGTCCAGTCTCAGAAAGGGTTCCGCAATCTTCTTCGCATCCAGAAAGCTATAATGGTAGATAATGTCGAGAAGAAAACCATCGATATTACTGAACTGCTTCAACGTGCTGAAGGCAATGTTATTGTGCTTGACAAATACACCCCAACTACGCTTGATGGCCATTTTGATATTATTGGAGACTTGGGCGATGCCTTTGATGCTATCTACTATCAAGTAGATCTCTCAGAATATAAGGCTGAGCGTATTGACATTCGGGTACTCGAAGCAACCAAAAAGTACTTCAACGAATGGTACAAGAATGAATACATGCCGCGTCCGGTGCTTCTCAGCGACTGTTACTATCTGGATAAGGATGACGCGAAGAATAAAATCATTCTTAACAAGGTGGCAGAAGGTGCAGCCCATGAGCAGAGTGACGACCAGTATTTCAAAGATGCAGACGAACATTATGCGCTCTTTGAATCACTTTTTGGCGATAACTGGGATGTGGACTATTTGTTCCAAGAATGTGCTGACAATACGTTTCGGATTGCAGAAAATGCAGTTGGACGTATGGACACGACGCAAAATTACATGCCTAAATATGACCTCACTCCAGAGGAGCTTGAAAAATATGGCACCGCTCATAATATGTTCAATCAGCTTCTGGAAGAAGGACTTCAGCGACTGGCTCCTAAAAACAGAATCGACGAGTATCGTGAGCAGATGGAGTATGAAAAATACATCATCGAATCTACAGACAATGTAGATTATTTGCTCGTACAATATGACACATGCAACTGGGCCCGACGCAACAATATATTTGTTGGATGTGGACGTGGCTCAGCAGCCGGTTCCCTTCTTCTGTATCTCTTAGGCATTACGCTTATAGATCCAATCAAATATGACCTCATTTTCGAGCGTTTCCTCCTCCCAGAGCGAGCTGGGCTTGCTCCAGCAGACACCACTATCATTGGAGAAGACATAGAGTCAACTTCGTATATCCAAATCACGCTTGATGACAATCGGGTGATCAATTTGGATAAAGATGCTGAATTGCTTGTCAAACGAGCCTGTGAAGATGAACCCATTCGCGTCTATGCTGATGAACTTGAAGTTGACGATGACATCATCTTCGATAATAAAGATTTGCTTTTTACAATCAACGAGTTATAAATTATGGTACTTACAGAAGAAATGAACCAAGCCTTCCAGACCATTGAAGAGACGACTGACAATCTCTTCATTACTGGAAAAGCAGGCACCGGGAAGACAACATTCCTGAAGTACATAGTTGAACACACCCATAAAAACTTGATAGTCGCTGCTTCAACGGGGATAGCAGCCATCAATGCCGGAGGTGTGACGTTACATAGACTGTTCGGAATCCCCTTTGACCTTCAGGGTCCCAATACGCCAATCAAAGGCCGCTTCTTTGCAGACAAGGCTGATCTGTTTCAAAGACTTGATACTCTCATCATCGATGAGATAAGCATGGTGCGTCCGGACGTCCTGGATTATGTAGATAGAAAACTCCGTTTCTATCGGTTCAACAATCTACCGTTTGGTGGTGTGCAGGTTGTGATGTTCGGAGACCTGTTCCAATTACCGCCGGTCATCAAGAAATCTGAGGAAGAAATTCTCAGACAATGGTACCGTGGAGGATATTTCTTTCATGCTTGTTGCCTAAGAGAAGCAGGTTTCAAGATTATTGAACTTTCTCACGTGTTTCGTCAGCATGATGAGCGGTTTGTTAATATCCTTAATCGCATCCGCGAATATGAGCTTTTGCCGATGGATATTGATGATTTGAGTACCCTTAGGGATAACCGCCAGAGCAAGGACTACACAACTCAATCCATCCACATCTGTTCGTTGCGTCGAGATGCCGATAAAATCAACGAGCAGATGATTGGAGAAGCCACTCACATGTTTCCGGCAAAATTCAAGGGCGAGTTCAATCCTAAAAACGCCCCCTGTGATGTGAACCTTAAACTCAGGATAGGGGCTCGCGTAATGACATTGGTCAACGATTCCGCTCAAGGTTTCTATAATGGCTCAATGGGTACAGTGTCAGAAATTACTCAGGACAAAATCAAGGTTTTGCTGGATGCCGGACACGAAGTAATAATTGACCCTTATACTTGGATTGACCGTGAATATCAAATCAATGGATCAGAAATTCAAACTATTGAGAAAGGCAGTTGCACTCAGTTTCCGCTTTCGCTGGGTTGGGCCATCACCATCCATAAAAGCCAGGGATTGACCTTTGATAAGATTGTCGTCCATTGTCCGTATGCTTTTGCGCCCGGTATGCTGTATGTGGCACTCAGTCGTTGCACTTCAATGGAGGGCATTATCACAGACTTTTTTATCAGCAAGAAAGCAATTATCACAGACAATGAGCTGATTGCTTTTAACAAAGCTTGCCGGAACAACGACAATAAGTTTAATCTCGACGTCTATCGCGCCGTTTGCAGATTTATGGGCTATGAAAATAACTAATGTCAAACAATTCAATACGAAGCAACCAGTCAAAGTACTGGATTGCTTCGTAGATTCGGGCTATGTTAAAGCAGAGCATGGCTCACTTCCTGACGTTGACAATGACTTCGAGAGTAGCCGACGCCAGGATGTAAAAGAGTATGTGGAGCGCCGGTACAATCACGACGGTAAGCAACGAGTATTCTCAGCCGGAACATTTACAACATTGAAAGCTAAAGCTGTAATTAAGGACGTGGCTCGTACAATGCGTATCAGCCCATCCTTGGTAAACTATCTTACAGCGATTTTTGAAGATGACAAAGCGGATTACACCGACATTTTCAAACTGGCTGCGACCAACCGCAAAGTGGCAAAGTTTGTTCACGATTATCCTCAGCTTTTTGAGAATATTCGCACACTGATGTTCCAACCTCGTTCAAGTTCTGTACACGCTTCGGCACTCCTCGTAACACCGGATGAAATGGATGGAGAAGATGTTGAGTGTTTTGATTTTGTGCCTATCAAGAAGATTGACGATGTGCTGGTGAGTGAAAATAGTGGTTATGACCTCGATGAACTTGGGTTGCTGAAGAATGACTGTTTGGCGACCAAAGAGTTGTCAAAGTTACACCAGACATTCGACCTTGTAAACGAACATTACCATGCCAACCTGACAATGGAAGGTGTTGTAGAAAGTGACCTTGCTGACGCTCGTTCCTATGAATTGCTCCGTCAAGGGTACACTCAAAACGTGTTTCAGCTTTCATCCAGAGGAATGACCAAATTCCTTGTGGAGATGCAACCATCTACCATACATGATTTGATTGCGGCCAATGCGTTGTTCCGTCCGGCAACCCTGGAAAACGGCTCAACAGAAGCGTATGTTGACCGTAAGAAGGGTTTGGTGGCACCAACATACCTTTGGGGTACCTACAACGCTCTCAAGGACACATTCGGACTGATCACATATCAGGAGCAGGTCGCCCAGATTGCCCGTGAGGTTGGAGGGTTCTCACTCGGAGAAGGTGTGAAATTGGTTAAGTTCATCTCGAAAAAGAAAACTGAGAAAATCCAGGCGATGCGTGACAAATTCCTCAAGGGCGCAAAACAGAATGGTTGCCCGATTGAGGATGCGATTGAAATATGGCAACAGATTGAAGCCTGCGGTTCGTACCTGTTCAATAAATCTCACGCTACTGCGTATGCTGTGACATCATACATAGGAGCTTTCCTAAAAGCACAATATCCGACAGCCTTCTATACAGTGGCTTTGGAATGGGCTGATGACAAGGAATTGATACCAATTATGTCTGAAATGGAGGCTTGCAGTGTGGCTAAAGTGGTGGCTCCAGACATTAACAAGAGTGCATTAAACTTCTACACAGACTATGAAACCAATGAGATATTCTGGTCACTTTCCAGAATAAAAATGATAGGTGCCAAAGCTGTTGATTGGATTATCAATGAGCGCAACAAGAATGGCGAGTTCACCAGCATTGTCAATTTCATTGAGCGTGTCTTCAAATATAAGTTGAAGAAATACCAATACTGGGATGATCCGGATAACGAAGATGAGGTACAACGTTGTCCGGTAAATGCCCGACACGTGTTGAATCTTATCCTCGCTGGTTGCTTTGATAAGATCGAGCACGCTTATTCTGTGGTTGAGCGATATGCAATCGTAGAAAAAGCAGCCGAGTGCTTGGGTTTTGAAATCAAACAAAAGGACTTTCCTGAAGACCTCCGAGGAAAGCACTATTTCTGGTCCCAGCAACAAATCAAAGTGTCCGGATTAGGGGCCATTGATTACAAGCGTATCTATGACAATAGCGCAATCAAGGATCAGATTCGAGGTCGAGCTTCTTACTCAAGTCTCAAAGATACTCTCAGCGATGATAAAGACGGTCGTAAAGTGGCTGTAGCTGCAACGATTGTGGAAATCGAGGAGAAAAAATTCACCAGCAAGAAAACCGGTGAGCAGGAAACATTCTGCAAACTCACTCTTCAGCAGAACAATGATATGGGAGAACTGGTGATATGGCCTGAAGAATACCGCAATGCTCGCGGGCTGCTTCAGGGTGCTAAAAACAAATTGATATTATGTATGGCTCTGTGTCGCTACAGCGAATACATAGGCCACAATAATCTCCAAATGACACGAAACAATCTCATTGAAATAATATGATTATCGAATCAAAACCCATCATCATTTGTATTGTCGGCCCTTCTGGATCCGGCAAGACAACTATGGCCCGGTTCTTAGAAAAGGCTTTAGATATTCCGATGCTGGTTTCTTATACCACCAGACCAAAACGGCCTAACGAAATCGACGGTGTTGATCACCGTTTCGTGACAGAAGACCAGATGCCATCGCGTGACAAAATGCTGGCATATACTAAATTCGGCAACTATCATTACTGGATGCCTCTTGAAGAAGTCGAAGACAAAGGCATTTGCACTTACGTCATCGACGAAAAGGGACTGCTCGAACTTGCCGAGAATTTTAGTGACGATTACAATCTCTTCAGCATCCTCGTCAAACGAGATACCGATAAATTGATTGCACAAGTTGGTAAGGAGCGTGTTAAGCGAGACCTTGAACGTGTGTCGATCCCAGAAGCAGAATATTGCACGGTCATTGCTAATAATGACAGAATCGAAGATTTTCTGGCAGATTCATACAAACTAATCAAAAACTTTTTAGAATAATGGCAGCTCCATCACAAGAAGCGCCCGTATTAGTGGCGTTTACACTCGACTTTGAAACAGGTAATCTGAAATGCCAAACCTCAGCCTGTACACAGATTGCAATTCACGCAACTCGTCTCGATACATTCGAGAAAATAGGCTCATACGTCAGCTACATTGCGCCCTATAACCGTAAAGAAGTAGCCGGAGCCACAAAGAAGCGCAAAGTTCTCAAATCTAAGTTTGAAACAGAGGACGCTATTCCTATGGACTATGAGCCCAGAGCGTTGGAATATTCGGGAATCACAATGGATATGCTGGAGCAGTACGGAAAGCCCATTGAAGTGGTCGCAAGAGAGGTCATCGAGTTTATTATTGCCAACACCCCAAAATGTCCGAAGAATATGAAGCCGTTCATTATCGGTCAGAACATAGGTTTTGACGAAGGCTTCCTTTGTCAAATGATGGAATACGCCGGTCTGATGCCTGAGCTCAAGAAACTTCTCAGAGGACACGAGGACTTCTACGGCAACTGGCACCCTCTCGTGCTTGATACAATCATACTCGGACAGTTAGCACTCTGTCACCAGCCAGAAGTTAATTCATACAAGCTGGAGATTATGTGCGAACACCTTGGTGTAGAGTTGGATGACGCACACGATGCCGATGCCGATGTGTCGGCCACAACCAATGTGGCAGCTGTGTTGACTCAGCGTATGCGTAGCATCGGAGGTGAATACACCGGCGATGACCTTGCTGTTTCAAAAGCGGAAAAATCACGCAAACACTTCAAAATCTAAACGATATGGCACAAGAAGAACAGGAAGGAGTTTACTCCAAAGTAAATGAGCCTACAGTTCATTTCAAATTGATAACGGACCGTATCATTAGAGAAATCAATAATCCGGAAATCAATCAAACGTTAATACGTATTTCTGGATATGACCTTCAGATTGACTACAATCTACAATATCTAAAATCTG